GCGACGATGCCGTAGCGAGTCTTAAATCCAATTTTGGGCTGGAAGCTGTTCTCTCCAACTGCACGAACCATCTGTAGAGGAACGTATGGGCAGTAGAATAGACCTGCGTCATAAGGTGAGGAACCCTTGTAACCGGCGACGTAATACTGATTACCACCAGTTGCGTTAGCAGCAGTGAGGTTAGCAGCATATGGGTCGATGTATACACGGTACTTACCTTGCAGAGTTCCAGCGAAGGTGTTACCGGTGTCGTCAACGTTAAGATTAGCGTTGAGGGCTGGGGTGTAATCAAGTACACCAGCCATTGTAAGGGCGGAAGCAACGTCTGCAGAGCAGAGGATGATGTTACCCTTCCCGCGACGAGTTCTTTGTGCGATTGCGTTAGCATCACGCTCGATCTGGAACAGAAGTCCTTTGAACTTCTCAACAGACCAACGACCGTTACTGTCGATGTCTAAGTCGAATTGACCAGCATTAGCAGTATTGGAAACAGCACCCTGTTCAGCAGTCTTATAAATGGTACGAATGACTTCCCTGTTAATTTCAGCAAGGATTTCAGTCGAAAGAATGTTAGCCAATTCGGCTTCTGCATTCAGACCATGAATTGCTTTAAGGTCCTGAGCGAGTTCTAGTGAGTACTCAGCTTTGAGGGCTCTGGACTTCGCAGTCACAGTAACTTTCTCAATACTGAATGCCATCTGGTTAAAGGCATTAGTGCCAGTACCATCTAGTTTCTCAGCATTATCTGTACGTAGACCCTGACCAACGTCATATGCGGTGTTGGTTGCAGTTGCAGTTGGGCTTAGTACGCCAGGGTTAGTACCTGACTGGGCAGTAGTACCCATACCTGTGGCAGCACTAGACCAACCTTGGGTCTTGTTAAATCCAGCAGATTGACCGGAGAATGCAGAATCAACTTCGTTGTAGAATGTCTCAGTTCCAGTCATAGTGCTGTAACGTGAGCGCATTGCGAAGATGAGTCCAGTAGGTCCGGACATTGGTTGAACACCAGCAAGATCATATGCGATCAAGTTTGGCATTGCACGTCTAATCAAGGAGATTAGAACGGGGTCGAAACCAGCAACTGGAGATGATGCTGAACCACCAAAACCTGCATTAGCACCAGAATTGGTGTTAACAGTTGGTTGCTCAGTCAGCATTCCTGTGCCGTTTTCAAAGCTTTGTTGTTCCCGAAGGAATTTTTCTTGGTTTTCTAGCAGGACGGCGGTAACGCTTCTACGATGAGAATCTTTGATTTTATCAAGACCTTCATAGTCGAGAAGTGGTGCCCACTTTTCCTGCAACTGTTCGGATTGGAACATTTGCGTTTACCTATTTAAAATGTTTATAGTTTGATTAATATTAAAGTCAGTTTTGGCTAATCATAGACATTGACTTAAGATAACCAGCCATTGAATTAGAATAAGATTCTACGTCATTGGTGACTCCTTCTGAGAGTGTCTCTGTTTTAGCAGCCGTTGGAGCAGACTTATTTGAAGGGAAATAAGATTCCTTCAAGGTCTCCAACTTTTCACGATATTCTGCTTCACTTACAAACTCTACACTTTCGGAAAGTGAGACAAGCTTCTCTTTCTGAGTAGCAGCAAGGCCATCAGAAACTGATTCGAGGATTCCATCTGCAACCGACTCTGCGAGTCTGCTGTTTAGGGAAACATTTTTCTCAATTTGCTCGTTGAGTTTTGCTTCCATATCATCTAGTTTTTCTACCATACTCTGTAGGACATCATACTTATCTTCAGGGATTGATACATAATGTTCTTCAAAAAGACTCTTAAGACCAGTCATAAAGGACTCAGAAAGTTCCTCCTTCAGACCGTTCTCTACTGCAAGTTGATTCTCAGTGAACCACTCGTCAGCAACATATTCAAGGTAACCATCGACACGCTCATTAAGTGCGCCTTTGACTTCCTCAACCTCTTCAACGAGTTTCTTGGCATAATTTGCCTCAAGTCCCTCTTTGATTTGGCTAACTTGACCTTTAATTGCGGTCTCAAGGATTGTCTTTGCTTTTGCTTTAAAGTCTTCAGACAATTCTTCACCTGCAATCAAGGCATTAACATCTTCTTCGATGTCAATTTCTGTGAATTCTGGTGCTTCAGCAACTACTTTTTCTTCAGTAGTCTCTTCTTCTGCAACCACTTCTACTTCATCAGTAGTAGTTTCTTCTTCTTCAATTACAGACTCGTCAGATACTTGCTCTTCTTCAGGCAAAGCATTCTTCTTGTCCAATGTTGGCATAGCTTTATCGCCAGCTTCAGCATTTTTAGTAACTACATCCTTAACTTGCTTAAGAGGTCCACCTGGATCTTTCAGCTTCGCTGAATCGTTAGTTGGACTGTAGTTATCTGGGGTAGGTCCACCCAAATCTTGTACTTGTGCAGAATTGCCAGGAGTCGATACTCCACTTGCGTTTGTTCCTGCTTTGGGTAGGGGTTGTCCAGGGGCTGCGTTTGCATTAACGGCAGTCTTGGATTGCACAGTGCCTACTTCCATTTCTTGTAGTTCGTTGCCACTAGACATTTTGTAATCTCCGACTTTCTGTAAAGTTAAAATCTATATTTATTTATAAAGTAATTTGTTTACAATGAGTTAATAAACTCATTGAATACGTTTAATTTGTGCTCTTCGAGGCGTTTTTGCTCCGTAAGACGCTCAATTTTGTTTTTTGTTCTGGTTGCGAGTTTCTCACGAAGGGTAGTTCCTTCCCAAATCCACTCTTTTCCTTCCATAATTCCCTCAACAAATGCATCGGGAGCAGAAGGATCAGCAACGATATCAGCAGCAGTTGCTAGCATGAAATCATCACCAACGACATTAAATCCTTCCTTGGTTGGTTTTAATGAACCAATACCACGGGAAGAAACGCCTAATTTTACACCTTCTCCTATAAGTGAAGATGCAATTTGACCCATTGGGGTATTTAAAATTTTAGCTTTTCCAATAAAATTAGAACCCGATTCTCTCAGGGACATAATTTTATGAGAAACTCTATCTAAATTAACAGTTGGTCCATCAGGATGACCTAATTCACCAAGTGCTCTTCCGGTATTAACATTGGATTCGTTATACCTTTTAACTTCACGTTGAAGAGTTGCCATAGGATACATACGACCATTACGGTTCTTAATGTTTCCTTGGAGGAAAACTCCCTCAATATAGAGAGACTTTTTTCCATTCTTTTCTTCAGATATGAATTCGACTGATTCGATTTCTTCTCTAATGAGTTTCATCATGCGTCTCCTGATACTTGAACTTGTTGGATATAAGCATTACCAGATCCAGTTGATGTTAAACATGCTACCTTAAAGGAACCTCTAAGTTCTGCATAATTACTAGATGACAATGCAGTATGTGCATAACCAACTCCATAATTATTATTAATGATACATCTTGTACCAAAATAACCATTAACACCAGCACTGTTATTAACTGATGCTACACATTTATGACTGAAATCATAATAGGATTGATCTCCACCACCTGCATTAGTTACAGTTAAAGTAACCGCATCTCCTGCTTCAAAGGGACAACCTGTTCCTTCTGGAAAATCAATAACAGTGACAAATGCACCATCTGCCCCATTAACACCTGCAGTTGCATTAGTAGTAGTAATACCAATAACTTTATTTGCTCCAGGAGCACCTAAAGCAATAATTCCAGTACCACCTGAATGAACGTAATATCCATTAGCAGCAGTTGCAGTTGGATTAGTTCCAATAGCAACAAAAGAATCAGCACTTACACAAGCAACTCTTAAACTTCCTGTTTTGTGGGCTAATGCACCAGTCGCAGCACTAGATGTGCTAGTAGAGCGAGTAGTGGTATCCCCAACTGGTTTATGTCCCATTATTGTCCAGAAATCATTTTACTATTTTTATTTATAAATACTCCCCTTAAGACTCTGCTTCAACAGTATCTTCCACTTCTGCAGAAGGTGTTTCAGGAGTTTGTTCAGGAGAATCAAAAGTTTTTGATGCTACATTTGGTCGATAACCATCTACTCTATCAGAAGTTTTCGCAAAAAGCATATCCTTAATTGTATCGCTAATTGTTGAAGGTGATTCGTCAGCAACAATCATGTCCATAAGTTTCCCTTGGACCGCATTCATATCAGGCTTGGTATCAGGCATTTTAAATAATCAATGAGTTAACCTATAATATTTATGTATTATTGAGAATGGAAATTATATTCAAGAATAACAGAAGATAAAAGCTTTCTCATAGCCCAAACATCTTCTGTTGAATCTTTAATAGGTTCTTTCCCATCAAGAACTTTTACTCTATTCTCAAGATAAAAATCTACAGCATTATATAATAATCGTACATCTTTTACACCAAAATCTACTCTAACAGCAGGTTTTTCCTCAGAAGATTCTTCAATCAAATCTCTCCACCTTTAGGAAGTTCTACTGGTTTAATAGTTTCAGACTCTAAATCTGGTTCCATAACAGGGACACCACCATTCATATTTGATGCAGTTGCAGGAACAGCATCCAATGGAAGTCCAGTTTCCGGATCAATTGTAGCAGGATCTGGAATAACACCATCTTTAATTTCTTTTTTCATGATCTTATCCTGTTCCAGAATCTCTTCATCAGTCTGGCGAAGGATCTTACGTCTTACATAATCCTGAGAGAAATATCTTCCAATATAAGGTTCTGCCGTAGCAGCACTTCCCAATCTCTCATTTAATAATTCCGCTTCTTTTAGTTCTGAGAAATGATTATCATATAAGAAATCGTACTGAATATGCTCACTCATAACCTCCCAATCTTCTGGAGTAATTATGTTCTTCAGGAGTAATTGGGTCTTCAGCATGTCATTAAACATATTTGAGAATCTCTTTCTCAAACGTCCAACAAACTTAGTAAACTTCAGTTCATCTCTTAATATCTCTGAGGATCTTCCCAGATTGAATCCTCCTTCTCCGTCCATTCTTGATGGGGGTACATTGAGCGACCGAAATAATTTCTTTTTGAAGTACTCAATATCCGTGATTTCACCAAGGTTTTGGCCTCCAGGAAGAGTAGTAATTTCAGTTCCACGACCTCCTTCCCTTCTAGGGAGCCAGAAATCTTCAAGCATTGCCATATACTTCTTGTCATCACGAATCTCTCCGGTAGATGCATCGTATACCAATTTATTACGATAACGCATCATTACGTCACGAAGATACTGTTCTGCCTTCATTTTTGGCAGATTACCTACATCAATATAGAAAATTCTACGTTCTGGAGCACGAGATAGTCTGTAAATAACAAGACTATCCTCAATCATACGTAATTGATTGAGTGATTTAATTGATTTGTGGAGATATGAAAGTGTATTTCCCTTGTTTCTATCAACTAATCCAGAAGTACAATAGGTAATTGCATCTTTTGCTATTTTAATTCCTTGACTAGCACCAGTTGAAGCTGCTCCTCCAGTAGGATATCCTGACTTAGGGTTGTAAATAAAGAATTCTTCTATCTCAGGAAACTCATAATCCATAGGATTACCAGTGTCTCTCATCACTGGATTCTTAAACTTATCAGCATCATTCTTCTTCTCTTTACGCACATAACGCATTTTCATTGCGTCAATATAACGTAATTCTTGAAGACCTTCATGAGGTTTCTTTAAATCTATTATTTTATGGTAATAGATTCTTCCATCAATATACCAATTCCTATAAATTTCATGTGATTTTTTATCAAAATCAAGTAAATCTAAAATAAATTTAAACTCATGTCTAATTTTGTTTTTAATACCATCACTAGCATTAAGATGATCTAAATCTAATTCTACGGGTTGATCATTAGTATCAGATACTATTGCTTCATTTACAATATCTTCAATAGCACTATCCGCTTCTGGATGAAGTGCCATTTCACGATATCTCTTAATAAGTTCAAATTCGGTGCGATACACACCTTCCATATCGACATAGGACCCAAAGAATCCCGACGACATATAATGGTCAACCCCGTCCTCATCATTGGGAGGAACAGGGGATACCGCTGTGGGAGAAAGTGGCTCTGTGTCCTCTATTGAGAACCCAAATAACTTAGCCATAATTTATTTTTTACCGTATTTTTATTTAGTTAGTTTGTATAAGTCTGATTNGGCATAATATATCTTAATAAAAAACCCTAAGTATTTAGGGTTTTTGTACTATTTAATTATACCACAAAATGGGGACTTTGATAAGCCCCCATCTCTTTATCTATTATATCTATTAGCCGTTTGCACCACCTGAAATTAGTTCAAAAGTTTGAACTTGGAAATCTACGGTGAATTCTTCAATTGCATCTCCAGTATCATATGAAAGATCAATTGCTGAAATTGAAGTTGGGAAAATGTCAATAAACTTATACTCTTTTAGTACAGCATTGACTTCTCCTTCACTGTCCCTACTATTCTTAACAGAACCTCTACCTAATTGATAAACGGTAGCATCTGTCATATAAGAAGAAGGTTCAGTAGCTCCAAGGTTATTACTTAACTTGGAAATTTGATCCATCCAACTTTCAATAGCAGTCCTGATTATGAAATCTTCATCGTTAATGATAGTAACGGTCCAAGGTTCAAAGGTTCTGTCTCCAGCTACCTTAAATATACGACCCCTGAACGGAACATCAACGTTAGCGATGTTTGAAGCAGGAAGTGATGCTGCTTTGCAAAGATACCTAAATTTCTCTGCTTGCCATCCCTGAACCGCATCAGGTAGAGTAGTTAACTCTACCTCGAACAGATTGGGTCTTGCGCCGCCACCTACTAGTTGTGACTTAAATTGAGAGAGTGTCTTGTTTTCTCTTGAAGTTGCCATTTTTGGTTATCCTCCTGGTGTTATTTAGATAATAAAGTTAAACTCTACCAACCACTTCGTCGAAGCTAACACCAGTTCTGGTGGCAACGAAGGTTAGAGTTACGTAGTTAATCGACTTCGCAGGCTTCAGGAAGATGTCTGCGCGGAATTCATTATTATCGATAACATCAGGTGTGTTGTTAGTGCTGTCGCAAACAACGAGGAATCCATAAAGTCCTCTCTTCGCCTGAACATCACGAAGATATGGTTCAACAATGTTACGGAAATTCGCCCGTGTCAATTCATCGTTGAGTTCGAAGAGTTGAGCTTCTGCTGCTTTCTGCAGTGCTTGCTCAACAGTAAGGAACAGACGACGAACGTTAATTCTGTCGAATGCAGAGGCATAACCAAGAGCAGTCTTATCACCGAAGAGAAGGGTTCCGATTCCAGGTTGAGTGATAACGGAGTTAATTCTCTGAGGATAAAGCTTATCTCTTTGAGACTTGTTGGGGTTGTATGCAAGTTTAATTGCATTGTTAATGATACCTCTTTGCTGACCCGCTGGTGAGAACCAAGGATAAGCAACTAAGTTTGTCCGTACCATTAGACCCGCGATATCCGCATTAGTTGGAATATAGCGGAACTTGTTGTTAAACCTATCGTAAGTATACTTATATCCACTATCAAAGATTGCATAAGATGAAGATGCCAGTGAACTAAAGTACTTAATTAGGTTATCTGTTTGAGTGGTTGTGTTAGTAATACCAACCAAATCACCCTTATGTGGTCCGATTAGAGATACACAATCCTTTCTATTATTTGCAATAGAAATTAGGTATCCTGCTTTTGCTTGAGAATCGTTTTGTGAATCGAATCCAGGACCCATGATAACGTAGTCTGCAGCAATTTCATCTTTGTTGGCAAACTTATCATAAGAAGTAATGATATCACCAAGAGTTGCTTTCATTCCACCAGCAGAAGAATAATCAACTCCAGCTGTTAAGGAATAAGTTTTATTACCAATAGAACTAAAGGTAATTCCCTGTGCATCTTGATTCCAGAGAGAATCTCCAGTTGCTATTGGAGTAAATGATGCGGATGCAGTACCAGTATAGGCAGTAAATCCAGTTGATCTTGGCGTAGTCTCCCAATAAGCATCTGCAGCATTAGATGGATTACCACCAGCGTACAGATTGTCGGAATAAAGTGCCAAGTATGCTTCGTAAAAAATCTTTTGTGGAGAATTTACTGCGGAAATTGAGTCGGATGCCTTAGAAAGACTGATATGCTTCTCAAGGATATTACCCTGAATACCAGTAACAGTTCCTAAATCATCAACAACTACAATATGTAATGCATCGTTCTTACCCTTTCTATCAAGTGAATACTTGTTAGTAGCAGGTTTTGGAGCAATTTCTTTCCAATACTGAGTAGCATTAGTAAGACCCAAAGTTTGAGAATCATACCAATCAGCAACAGTATCAACATCTGATGAGTGACCAGAAGCATTAACACCGGTAGTATTAACACCAGCAGTAGTTACGAATCGAACATCGGTACTAACTCCAGTAGTAACGGATGCATATGATGTCCCTTCTGCGTAAGTAATTTCCGTTTCCGTTGTTACGCCAGAAGTAGAATTGTCTACACGAGAAACTATCTTAACCTCGAAGGTACTTGCGGTTCCAGTAGATGCTGTAGTAACACCAGTAACAATACCCTTTAAATATCCAGAGGTAATTGTTGATAGGGTTCCAGCGCTACTTGCAGGAACAACGACATCATCGTTAAATCCAACAGTAACACCAACACCAATACGGCAACCAAGATTAGTTAAACTTGTAGTAGCAATACCAACTGTTTGGTCTGCAATATCATCAATGAAACAAATCTTTAAATTGTTTGCCCAAGTTCCTGGGTTTTTAGCAGCGTAGTTAAAATTGGTTGCTTCCGTATGATTGTTAAGGTAATCATCGTAGTTATCAATTCTTGCACTACCTGTCAAAGTAGCAGCAGCTTGTCCAACACCAGCATTTGCGTTCGCTAGGGTTGGTCCTGCTGACCTACAAACTTTTAAGACCCCTCCGTATGAAAGGAATGAGGATGCAGACATCCAATACTCAAATTGCGAGTCAGTGGATAGTGGCTTACCAAAAGTATTGATAAGTTCCTGCTCTGTACTTATATCAGTTGGATCATCGACTGGTCCAATTTTAAATGGTCCAGCAATCACACCAATATTATCTAATACATTCTCAGCTCTTCCTATCGTTAAGTCAACCTCCCTGACTAATACTCCAGGAGATAATTGAGGAGTTGCCATGTTTTTNTTCTCCGAAATCTCAGTTTCTCTAAAAAATATTTATTAAAATAGACATTTACGGAGAGTCAAAAATGCATGAACAATCAATGAACACTACCTATAATTCCACATATAGTCCATTCCACCACCTTTATCACCATATTCATCAGTAAACCACCTATCACCATCTTCATCTACAAAACTACTATCATCCATTCCATCATTAACAAATCCAAAAGGTGCCATATCTTGTTCTATTTGATTCTTCTGTTCTTCGTATAATCTCTTCCTTACATCCTGATCAGTAAGTTCTTTAAAATAATCCTGATTAACTAACCACGCATATATGACAAGGCACATAGCAAGATCATCATTACAACCTTCTTCTGCTTCAAATGAATTACTCTTCTGAATAAACGTTGTAAGTTCACTCATTATCTCATAATCATTAAAAATAAGTTTATCTGCTTCTACAAGAGTCTTTAAGTTAAGTGCTCCAACTTTCTTTACAGTCTTTGACATTTTGACTCCTAATTGAGTCTTTTTACCAGAAAATCCTTGCCCCACGATTTGCCCCGCTCTGCCTCTCATAGAGCACATAAGCAAGTTTTGATACTCTAGGTCATATTGGAGAATAGACGCAACCTGATCGCCCACATCATTGACCTCACAAAGAATATAAGCCTCATTATACTTCTTTGCTATCTCATGAATAATATTGGGAAAGAGCATTGGCTTTATTTCATTATTTCTATACTTGGCAACAACCTTATGGGGGAATTCTGTAATATCAGTAACAACAAAAGCAGAATAATCCTTTACAACTCCTCTAGCAACATCAACAGTCATTATATAATCATGATTTTCCTGCGGATCTTGATGAACATCTAAACCAGCACTTCGTGTCTTTGGATTCTCATATACAAGAGATCTTAATTTGGATGGTGCAATAAGAGTATCAACAGATCCTAAAAATTCACACTCAAACTCAACTTTAAACTGTTGGTCTGAAGTGTTTGCAATTGTTTGTTGTCGCCATTTCTCATCTCTTCCTGGAACTTCACTCCAATGAACATCTGTATGAACATATTCGTTTTTACTTCTTTCCGCATCATGCCACATGCGGTAGAAGTGATTCATTCCGTGCGGCGTCGAGACAATAATAACTTTAGTACTCTTACCAGAAGTAATAGTAGGATAAACAGAGGCAAAAAACGAATCAGCAATATGATTTGGAACGAATGCAAACTCATCCAAGAACAATATATTGAATGACATTCCTCGAACAGCTGAGGCGCTAGTCGAAGCAGCCAGGATTTTGGAACCATTTTCTAACTCTAATGAACCTCTATTCCAGGATAAGACACCCTGTTGCATCCATTTAGGCAAATTCTCATATGCAGTCTGTAAACGACCTAATAGTTCCCGTGCAGTAGCTGCCTTGTTTGCTAGGATACCTATATTAACACTATCATTAAATACAACATAATGCAATAGGTATGATATAACAGTTGTAGATTTACCCGTTTGTCTGGGCATCTTACAAATATTAAATCTATTTTGATGAAATCTATTAATTAACTTCTCTTGAAAATCATAAGGTTCAAAATTTTTTAAACCTTCATCAAGAGTAACAATCTTTACATGTTTATTTGCAAAGTAAACCGGACTGGCTTTACATCGCATAAATTCCATTATTTGATCTTCAGTAAACTCAATTTGAGTATTTGCCCTTTTTAAATTGGGATTACCCAAATAAATGTCATCATGTGCCATACTTACATCATTTCACCAAATAAATGCTTACCTGGTTTATTTAACATAAATTTTCTATCATGATCTATAGTTTTTCTCGTTAAATCTAGAATTTTTTGTAAGTTCTCTGCTTTCTTCTTCAATTCTTCTATTTGTTTATTTTCCTCCGCCCGTTTGGAGGAGTGGGGCTCCTGGGTCATGGTCCGATACTTGGTAGTTCCAGAGTTTAGCACCAGGATAAATTTTCCTTACCTGATCCTGGACTTCTCTGCGTGATGGGGTTTTGACATGGGGGAAGAACATTTGTAGAATGTAATTCTTTCCTCTCCAAGCCAAATAGACATGGATTATATTTCCTACTTTGTTATACCCTGGAAGTCTTTGTGCTTCCTCTAATGGGTCTTCATAATGAATGTTTGATTGTGGAACCTTCATTGGTTCTGGTTTAATGATATCAATGATACTTACATAAAGATTACCTTTAGCATCATGGATCTCAACATCTTCTGAAATTGTATTTAAAATCCGATCACCAACCTTTACATTATTTTCTCCAAACCAACCACGATTAACTTCCAATGCATAAAGAACTTCTGAATCAGAAGAAACTGGAATAGGATTAAGTGGTTGCAATTCTTTAATACATTCAATGATTCCACTTTCATTAATAAATGCAATGTCCAAGGGAATCTTGGTGTGGTTCATATGAAAAGATTTTTCACTACTTTCATTAAAGACGAAAAGCATTCCACTATTTTGGTCCAGACTTTCTCTGAACATTAATCCCAATTTAAACTCAGCAGGAGTAATAGGAATTTCTATTTTAAGTGGAAGATTTAAGTATCCTTCTTTAATCAGCATTAAATTTAGACATTTTCATACTAATATTTAGGAAATCCAGCGTGTTGCCATCAATTCTATAGAATTATCTTCCATTTCCCATTCTTCCGTAACTTCAAATCCTTCAAGTTTAATAGTTTGATGAATTGACATTCTTGCATACTGTTGAGTTAATTTATCCATAAATCGTTCTACTGGAATAGATTGACTCCACGTTTGTCGATCTACTACTAAGTCATAACATCTTTCAATACTATTCCATTTAAATCCAATCTGACCATCCATAGCAGTAACATTAACTGGTACATCAAGATGACCTTTAGCATGTTGTTCATTACTAACAACCATTATTTGATGTGCTTCAATGGGATCATGCCCCATAATATTTAATGCTTCCACTAAAGGAGGCATATCTGTGATTTTCGTTTTTATACAACTAAAATGAGACATGATGACCCGAATGGTTAATTTGTTGTTGTTCAGATTTAACCGAAGCTCTATACATTTCTGCCGTCGGTTCCCTGTATTGGACATTACCAAGTTGTTCTTCAACCCTCTTAGTAAGTTCCTCACATTTTGATCCATAAACACCAATAACCTCTTCAGTTACAGTACCATCTTGCTTGATAGTAAATTTAATAGTTTCTTGTGGCATAATGTAATTAAAAACTTATTTATCACCCACCATTTCCGCCACCGCCGCCGTTGCCACCGCCACCGCCGTTGCCGCCACCATTGCCATTACCACCTCCGTTACCGTTACCGGACCCATTACCGTTGCCATTTCCATTACCATTGTCATTTCCATTACCGTTGCCATTTTGAGGTTTGTATCCGTGTCCCATCCAATATCCACCATAACCATACTTTCTAGTACCTGTTATGGGAACACAAATCTTAAGTTTTTTATCAAACTTCATTCCTGTGGGACATTCTTCCTTGCCAGGAGCTCTAAGTTCTTCTAGATACTGCTTAAATGATTTCATTAGAATACCCCAATACCAAGTCCTAAAGTAACTCCAGGTAGAGTGTTCCAATTAGTTCCATCATAGAATTCCATTTTCTTAGCTGTAGTATTAAATACCATAGCACCTTCGGTAACAGTCATTGCATCCCTTTGTGTTGTAGTTACTACTGGAGGATAAAATGCTTGAGTTGTGCTCTCACATACAAATGAAGATGCCGTTACAATACCAGCAGCTGCATTTATACCAGTGGAGTTAATTGTTACCCCAGTACCTATAACTGCACTCGTAGCAGTAACTATACCTGTGAGATTTATTCCACCAGTTCCTGTAATATATTTAGAATTGAAATCTAAATTACCACCTAATTGAGGAGTTGTATCTCCTACAATATGAGTTTGTATACCTGTTAATGATCCATAAGGATAATCAGTTGCATCAGTTAAATCAAATGCTGGA